TCGGTGCCGTCGGCGCGGACCTTCGCTTCATCGCGGTAGTAATCCCCTTTGAACCAGCGAAAATATTTATCACTTTGATGTACGACGGCCACCGTAGGAAACACCTTGTCCGCCACATATGCGGTGCTGCTCTGCATGTATGCGGTGGCGACGTTCGTGAGCGCAGCCGCTACGTGAACGTCTGAATACTGCGGGTTCTGGGGCATAAAGCCCTCCTTCAATGGGATGCGGCGGCATCATCACGACGCGGCCAAAAATGGTTTTGAGCGAAAAGAGAAAGTCTCGCGGATGCCGGGAAATATCCGGCACTCGGAAAAACCGAGGCCACTCCAAATTCAGTGGTCCGCCGAGACGGTAGCGCCGGTGCCTTCTATAGGCCCCGGTCAGAATTACGCGAAAGTGACGGGCCGCACGTAGCAGGCGCCGATGTCGCCGGCCGAAACGGTCTCCATCGCGATGGCCACCGGATTGTTGCCGGTGGTCTGCGTGATCAGCTTGCCGGTCGAAACCTCGGTTTCGAGGGTGTCACCGGCCGTCCAGCCGCCGGAACCGGCGACCGCTTTGGTCGCGCCGAAGGTGCAAACCTCCGCGGCCTGCCCAGACGTGGGCTTGTTCATGAGAATGCCGACGATGGACTCGCCGCCGGCCGACGCGACGTTGACGGCGCGGGCCGCGGTCTGCTTGACCGCGTAAAACTGCTTAGCCGAGAGATCGGCGGCGGCAGTCCATGAGCTGCCGTCGTGTAGGGCGGTGGATTCGGTTGCCATAGGCGTTGTCCTTCAATGGGATGGGGCGGCGTCTCACGACGCTGCTAATTTGAAAAAAAGATGACCGGCCCGAGCCGCTCGGTTGCTCGGCCGCGGGTGCGTGAAGTGCAGATGCCGGTCAAGTTGGATCAGGCGCGAGATGGAATCGAACCATCGACCTCCCGGTCATCCGGCTTAACCGGATCATATACCGGGTGTTCTAACCGGCTGAACTATCGCGCCCAAAAGCGGACGCCCTCGCATCCCGCGAATGACGGACTCGAACCGTCGGGGCGGCCTAGCTCGTTACGCTGCGGCCGACACCTTCGCCATCCGCTCGCGCTTCTCCTGCGCGACCAGATCGCGGTTGGCCGGATCGCTGTACGCCTTGGCGAATGCTTGGGCCTCCGTGAGGCTCGCATCGGCCTTGCGCAGTTCCTCGGCCTTGACGGTCAGGATGTCATAGGCATTCCCCGATGCGCCGCGGCTGGTGCCGAATTCCTTGAACACCCCGCCGACCCGCAGGGCTGCGTCCCTGGCCTTGGCGACCTCGGCATGCTTGTCGATGATCTTGCCGAGTGCTTCCTTGTCGCCGCGCTCGGCCTTCTGCAAAACTTCGCCGAAGTCCTCGGGCAGGCCGGCGTCTACTGCGCGCTTCTTGAGCGTGGCGAGCGCTTTGTCGTCCTCGAGGGCGGCGAGGCGCTTTTTCATTTCCTCTCCCTCGGCGAGGGCCTTCTGAATGTGCGCCGGGAGCCTCTTCTCAACCGGATTGTCGGCCATGTGTGCGTCGCGCTCGTCAGGCGACTTCGCGGCGAACTTCTTTTTCTGCTCCTCCGACATGTCGGCTGCGTCCATATAGCCCTTGTGCTTGTCGGAGAGCTTCAGGACGGCGTTCTCGGTAGTGAGTTTATCGATCGTCGCCTTGCCGGCATCGACGGCCGCCTGCAGCGGATCGACGGCCTTCTTGACTTCGTCGGCGATCGCCTTCTTGAATTCGTCTTGGGTCATGTCTTTGTCGTCCTTCTGTGTCGCCTTTGCCACCGCGGCGGCCAAAGCCTTTTCCATTTCCTCGGGCACGATCGCACCAACGTGCGCCTTGTATTGCTCGAATGTCTGCTCGAGCATCTTCTGCTTGTCGGTCACGCTGTCGTCATCGAGGATCGATCTGATCGACTCGTGCAAGGCGCAATTGGCCTCGTCTATTTCCTCGCACATCGCCTCGGCGTAGCCCGAGGCGTCTTCGTCGGTTTCCTTGGCGTCAACGGCATCATCGAAAAGAACGGCGCCGTCGCCGTCGGCTGCGTCCTTGGCAACCGCGCGCTTGCCCCAGTCCTCCGGGATCATGTCCGACGCGCCGAGCGTCTTTGCCCGCGATATGATATGCGCCTTGGCCTTCGCCTTGTCCTTGGCGCGGCCGAAGGCATGAATGGCGTTGGCGAGGTCGCCCTTGTTCTCGATCGGGAACGATCCATCGGGGAGTGCTGCGCCGGTGCCGGCGAGTTGCTTGCGCTCGTCGTCGGTGAAATCTTTTTTGTACAGCATCACCCGCGCGCCCTTGTTCGCAGGCGCATCGACCAACGAAACCTCGGAAATCGTTATGTCGGTGAGATGCTGGGGCATTTAAGAGTCCTTTTGCTGACGACGCGCTTTGCGCCGGGCATACGCTCGCGGAATCCGCCAGCAGATCAGCCACGCCTCGGACATGGCCGGATCGCGAAACGGGGGACATCGGTCGTGGCCGAGGAGATAGGAACGGGCTCCTTGCGCCGAAATCTGGGCGAGCGCGTCGAGCCGAGAGATTGTGGAATTTGAATCGTAAATCGGCGACTCACGAAGATCGAGGATCATCGCGCTCCTTTGCGGGCTGCTCACAGATGCCGTCGCAGCAATGGGCAATGCCGGTGCCGTTGCACTCGGGGCAGGGCTCCAGGCGAAACCAGCCGGGCCTCGTCGCCACGGCGATGTTGCCGCAGCCTTCACAATTTGAGCACTTCATGGTTTATGCAGCCGCCCTCATGCCGCGCCCGCCGATCGAGAACGAGCGATAATCCCCGCTCTTGACCTTCGCGAACACGTCCGCATCGAGGCGAAAGCCCACCCATGCGCCGACCTTGCCGAGGTCGATGCCGAGCGCCTCCTGCTTGTCGCGTGTGAACACCACGCACTCGACGAGATCGCCGACGCCGGTGCGCTCGTGCATCTCGCCAGCGATCCGGGCGTCCTTGGCGAAGCCATAGAAAGCGTTTTCAAGCTCGCGCTCGGAGATGATGTCGCCCTGCTGGTCGATGACGGGCTCGCCGTCCTCCTCGATCACCGAGGCCCAGCCGAACACCAGACGCTGGTCTTCGTCGGTCTTGGTGATTGGGACGATGCGGGACCATGTGTCGGCGTGCTTGGATGTCTTCAAAGTCTTTCCTTTGTTGCCGCCATACGCCACCGAGAACAGCCGCGCCTTGCGCTTGCCCCCGCCGGTCGACGACACATGGACATCACCCACGGTGGGGTTATCCTTGGCGAGCCGCTTGACCGCGCCGAATGAGTGCTGCGCCGCCAGCATCTTGCGTTCGGCTGCCAGGGCCTCGGGTGAATCCCAGCCCTCGGCGCGGCCGATGCGGTTGTAATCGTTCTTGAGTCGGGTCAGGTGTGCGCGAGCCGCGGGCGACTTTGACTCGCGCGTCGCGCCCTTCCATCCGCCGGCCGCGCGCTCGGCGTCGAACTGCGCCCAGTCCTTGGCGAGCTTCTCCTTGAAAAGTTTTGCGACTGCGGAATCGCGCTTCGTCCACCGGCCGTGATAATCTCTTGGCTCTGGGCCGTAGCCCTGCCGCATGGCCTCCTCACCCCGCGTGTCAGCAATCGCTACCTTATCGGGCGGGATGGTCGGCGTGTAATAGGTCGTCATCAAATGAAACCGGTGGCCGTTTGCCTCATAAGCCCCTGCTCCATTTAGCTCTGCACGCATCGTGTTGACTTGCTTTCCGCCGGCGTTTTCGGCGTTTATCTCAGCGCGACGGATATCCTTAAACTTGTCAGCAGCCTGTTTGAAGTTGGCCGCGCTGATGACGTGCGTTTTGCCAGTGGCGATATGGCGAATCGTGAAGTCCATTTCAGGCGCAATCCGAGGCCATGTGGATTCGATTCCTAAAAGATTGTTCAGGTGTCCTGTTGACACCGGGCGGTGTCTGTGCGACACTCGATTATCGGTTCCACCCGCTGCGAATAAGGAAACAGCAAATGACCACCGTCACTTTCAGGAACTCACGCGGCCAGCCCCGCACCCGGCAGTTCATCACCAACGAGGCGTTTCAGGACTGGCTTCGCACGGTCGCGGACGAAGTGATCATCACCTTGATAACCCGCAGCTAATAGCTTCCACCCGCTGCGAATAGGAGACAGAAAAATGACTGTTTATCGCATCCAACTTATCAATGGCCGTTTCGACCACGTTTCAGGCAAGATGGCCGCCGTGAAGCGCGCTATCGAAATGACGGGCGCCCCCGAACTTAGTTGCGCCGACGACCTGAAACGTGAGTGGGGCGTAACGATCACCCCGGTAACGCAGGCAACCGCACGCTCTGTGGGGATGGGACAATGACCCCTGCCCAATACACCGCCGCCCTGCGCATGCTCGGCCTCACCACAGCCGCCGCAGCGCCCGTGCTGGGCATCCTGCGGCGCCAGTCCTTCCGGTACGCCGCCGGCGACGCGCCGATCCCGGAGGTCGTGGCGAAGCTGGTGCGCGCGCTGCTCGAATTGGGGCGGACTGAGGTTTGAACCTGGAATTGACTCCTAAAAGATTCTTAGAGTGTCCTGTTGACACCGGGCGGTGTCTGTGCGACACTCAATCATCGGAACAGAGGAAAGCAACATGAACCGCTTTTATGTCACCCATACCGACGCCAACGGCGAGCGCCATCAAATCGGCGACGCATTCGAGGCGAAGTCGCCAGAAGACGCCCTCTATACGATCCTTGAGCAGAGCGGCGCAGAAGATGATGGAAATTACGAAGTCTTCACCGAAGACGAATAAGAAATAGGGAAACCGGCAAATGTTGCCGGTTTACTCCACTGTGACCACCATATCGGCCAGGACCGACCGAAGCTTGATCAGGGCCGCGAGAACCTCATCCGGCTCGGCCTTGTGCAGTCCGCGCAGGGCTATCATCTTGTCGACCGTCTGGTGCATGTAGTCGCGCGCCATGCCGACGCTCACCTTGGCGTTGTCGGCAAAGTTCACGACCTGATCGTGGACCGCGCTTTCGACATCCACCGGGAAATCAGCCCCCACGATATGATACAGAGAAAACGTGATGGCTCCGGCCAGCAATTCCTTTTTGTTCTCGTCGAGCTTGTGGGCGACGGCGGCAATGGCGTCCTTGCCGTGGCTTGCCAGAAACTCTTTCAGCTTGGCCTTGACGGCGACACCGCCGGTTCCCCACCGGCCGTGCTCGTCGCGCGGCTCGTCGGGGTTGAATGACTTCGCGATCGCATTCGCCGCCACATGAAACGACAGGCTGCACCGGCAATTCGGGTGCGGGTCAGGCGGCGACATCATGGGGCCGTCAAGGCTATCGAATTGCTCGTCCATCCCGACGCCGTCTTCGTTCATGTCCGGGATGGACTGGCATACCTCACAGGTGACCTCGTCGATCGCGACCAGCCACTTGCGCGTCACCCCCGCTTTGTCGATCAGCCCCTTGTCGACCATCTGTTGCCAGCCGGCGCGCTGGCCCACGTGCGCCGCCCGCAGTGCCTCCGTGCGGGCGATGGCGCGGGCGCGCGAGGCTAGCTGGCGATCCGCATAACGGGCGACCATGCGGTCGATCCGGTCACGCGGTAGACTTGTTCCTTCGTCGATGGCACGCGACACCGAGCCGTCATAGCGGGCATCGCGCAGCGCGTAGGTGAGCGCCCGTGGGTCGAGGCTTTCGAGCGATGCCTGATAGTTGAGAACCGCCTTGGCCCGCTGCTCGCCGAGCGAGATCATGTCGCGGATGTTGCGGGCAATGTCGTCGATCCCCACGCCGCGCTGAAAACCATCCACGATGATGGCCTGCAGCGTCGCCTGGGCGTCCGATGTCATTCCCTGGATCAGGTTCGACCGCATGTCCAGCATGCGTTGCGTGAACTGCGGCGCCAGGGGATCGAATGATATTCTGATCTCGGCCTGATCGGCGAGCGTCTGGACCGACAGCCGCGCCGTCTCTTGTGCGACATCGACGAGGCGAGTGAGCGCCGCGGCCAAGTCTTCGGCAAGCTGCTGCTGCGGGATCATGTCGAGGATGGCTTGGTAATTATGAGTTGCGACCGCGCGCTGTATGGCGCCCTGGTCGATCTGGTCGCCGAGTGCGGAAAAGGCGGCCCGCAGATCGGCTTCGATGGCGGCGTCGGCATATTCGGCCGCCGCGACCACGGGGTCATCTGGCGGCTGTATCGTGTCGGCTTTGATCAGGCGATGGCGGCTCACGCATCCTCCGTCCGATCCGGTCGAAATCCAGCGGATTGACGATCATGGTGTCGCACTCGACATCGTCCCACGGGGCAGACAGACGCCCATTCCACGCGGGCTTGCCGCCCCGCATCAGGACGATGTAGCCCTCGGCAACCATCTCCGATGCTGTGATGATCTTCATGGCCGCGGCGGCATCCCGCCATATTTACCGCCGGGCGGATTGAGCCGAGAATACATCATCTGCAGGCCAAGCCTATCAAGCTCGGCCTTGATTTCCCTGACGACGGTATTGCCGACGCCGGGAAGCCGACGCGCCCCGCGCCACTCTAGGCGTATCAATTCCCCGATGGTCTTAACGCCGGCTTTGAAAAGCGCATTGCGCGCCCGGTTGCTTAGTTCTAGTTCATCGATAGAGCTGCTGATGTCCGGCATGCCCCTTGCATACCACTAGGCCCCCAACGGACGCAACCGCTTCGCCAGCGATGCCCGCAAGATTTTCTTGAGCGTCTCGGCCGGGTTTGGCGAGGCGCTGACAGTTTGGTCGACCCCCTCCTCGGCCGCATCGGGCAGCCCCGCCACGTCGCGCAGATAGCCCTCGACCGCAGGGTCGCCCCCAAACGTGATCCCGGCCTGCGACAACTGAAAGATGAACATCGACAGGCCATCGAGGTCGACCCGCTGCGGCAGGTCGGGCTGATAGCTCGGCATGGTGTCGAAGTCCCAGCCGTTCAATTCCCACAGCCGGGGCAGCATGTAGCGGTTGAGCACGGCGGCAATCGAGGCGAGCCAGCCCGAAACGGCAGAATAGAAGATGTCGATCTTCGAGGTGGCGAGCGCTTGTGTGCCACGGGCGCCGTGGCCCAGCGCAATGAAGTCCGCCAGGACGGTCGTTAGAATCTCTAGGCGGTAGCCTTCTTTGACCGCCTGGAAATCCGCCGAGGCCCGAGAGGCCGGCGACACCAATTGGAAATCGAACATCTTGACCTGGGTCACGGTGCCGTCGCCGTTGCGGTAAGTGTCGGACGGCAACAGCACGCCCATCTGCTCGTCCTGGCGCACGTTGGATACGATCTTCTTGTACTGATCGATGGCTGCCGTGGCGGCCGACGCCTCGGGCCCGGAGCCCTTCGCCGCACTCCACAGCGCAGATGGGATGTAGAGCGCCGGCACGCCCGACATGCGCTCCAAGTTGATCGCCTGCATTTCCTCGAGGCGTTTGAGGAAATAATACGGGCGGTAACTGTTGCGGATGACCGCGCGTCCCTCCGGGTTGTTCTTGTACTGCATCGGACGGAACAGAAGCATCTTCTCGATCGGCAGATCAATCAGCGGCCCCATCCAGGGCTGCTGCGTGACGCCCTGGATTTCCCCGTTCTGGCCGAAGAACCACTTCAGGACGGTATCCTGCCCCCTCAGCGGCAGGCGGCGGATGCCAATCGTGCCATCGTCATAAATCGATGTCGGCGGGTCGGTATCGGCCA